GAAGATATTGGTGGTTACGCACCGCGAGAGATAGAGTTAGCAACGAAAGACGAGCATTTTCGCAGGGGCCTTACAGATGCTTATGTCAACTCCAAAGAACCAATCAGCGCCCTCGCACCAAGAGCTTTAAGGCATGACCTGAGCATGGTTGAGAAAGAGGGGGGTCTTACGCCTAAAGATAAACGCCTTTTGGCAAATCAGATGATGAATGATTTTGCAAATCAAAACGAAGAGGAAAAAGATAAAAATTCAAATTTCCTGCTCTACCAACAAAAAGCAAATAAATTCCGACGATTAATTAAAAGTTGGAACCTAAAGGGGCTTACAACAGTAGAAACAGGAAAGCTGGTCAGTATTATTGAAGATGTCTACAACTACTTCAAGGAAGAAAGGAGACTCAATAATCAGGTTTATTCCAACGGTAGCAACGGAAACATTTCTGGAAGACCATAAAGAAAGGAGAACTAATATGAATAATCAATTTTGGTGGGAGTCAGACTTATTTGTCATTTTTTTACGATGGTTGGCTGACGAAAAAGAGGGTTTTTTTGATGCCCATGAAATAATTCACGTGGTGGAAAAACCTTGGAAATATAAAGAAGAGTGGAATGAATTCAACAAAGATGTCCTTGAGGAGGAGGTTGCCGTATGATAAAAGCGATAATAATGACGCTCGGAACGATTATGTTTACAGTTATAATGTTATTTATTGGCTTGTTCATCTTGGGGTTAATTTTGTCACTCTACGACAAGTACTTGAAGAGGAATAAAATCCTATGAAAACTACAGTTATTAATACGAGTTCCGCTTCTCGCCACAAAGAAAAATGTGTTGTGTGTGGTAAAGAGTTTGATGAGTATAGTGGTGATAAAACAGAGCAAATGTGCATGACGTGCATATTAAAGCGGGATGACCCAGACTGTTTAAAACCTTACATTCCCAATGAAATAGACGATGAAAGGCGGGTCAGCCAATGAGTTCAGAAGAAAAGAAGAATTACATATCGGAATGTAACCCCGATGCCTTATTTGCTGAAGGTTTAGATGAGGCTATTGTGGGGGCAGTTGAAAGGTTTGGTATGGCCCCGGTGGTTTTATATGACCGAAAGAAATGTATTGAAATATTAATCAGCCAGGGAATGTCCGAAGAAGAGGCTCTAGAGTTTTATGATTACAATATCATTGGTTCATGGGTCGGCGATGAAACACCCTGTTTTGCGGAAATATTATAATGGATAAATCTTTATCTGAAATTATTTTTTGGTGTGGCTATTGCGAGAGGTATTTATTTTTTGACACAACAAAGAAGGTTGTGATAGCAAACGAGCCAATTTCTAAATTTATATGTATCCAATGCGATAATAACATAAGCTATTCAGAACAAATAAAATTAGAATATAAAAAGCTAAAATCAGAATTAAATGAAAAAAAGAAAAAAAAATGAAAAATAAATTTCTCGTCGTGAAAAAAATAATTGGGAACTTTTTGGTACCCCTCTGCGTATAAAGGATACAAGCACGGCGCTTGAATGACTAAAATAATACTAAAAGGAAATGACGTGAAAAAGTTAAAAGAAAATAAAGACAAAAAGTTTGCTTTTGAAAACAAGCAAGATGTGATTGATTGGATAGAGTACATGAAAGAAGGCCAAGGTTATCACGTGCGTAAATTGTGGACTTCGGACTTTAAGAATAAGGTAGAGGTTTGCGCAGAGGGTGTAATCATAGACAGGTATGATGGTATGTTAAAATGGCTACGCTCAGATGAGGTTGCATAGTTAAAACAACAACGGGGGTGGGGAAACTCGCCCCCACTAAAGAGTGGATATGAAAAAATTAAGAACAGTGAAAACACGAATGTTTAATGTCAAGGTATTTGAGGTAATCTGTGAGTGTGGACAGATTTTAAAAGGGAAGGGAAAAGAGCAAGGAGCCCAAATTAAAACAGGTGAAGAGATGGATTGTGACGACTGTGGAAGAAGGTATGGCTGGGGAAACAATCAAGGAGTCAGAATTACACTAACACAATTACCAAGGTTTAAAAGATAATTGGAACCAAACATAACCAAAGGAGTAACAATAGTATGGAAGTAACAAAATACCTGGACACGACAATGCTACAAACAGACACTGCGATAGCACTAGTACATGTCATTAAAAAATTAATGGACATATCAAGGACAGATACAAACCATTCTAAAGGCGTTCTTGGTGAAGCGCAGAGAGTTGTTACAATTCATAAAAAAGCGTTGGATAAAATAGACCCCCGCTCACTACCGAAGTTAACCGAAAAGAAACTGTATAAAAGTGTTAATAAATAGATTAGATAAACAATTCAGGGCAAGTGGTTTTCAAGGGTTTTATTCCTTTTATTTTCCCTTGACGTTCATGGACCACTTGCCTTCATTTAACCTCAAAATCGAGGAGGGCCGGGTGTTGAAAACCAGTTTGAGTAATCATTCTATGGAAAGTATGCACCCGGTAAAATACTATGAGCTTTAGCATAGATGATAAAATCAAGCTGTTGAGTTATTTAATGGGCGAAATCAATCAAATGATTTTGAAAGAGAAGAATTCAATAGTGGTTGAGAGGTTAGAGCACCTGATAGTGGTTGCTAATAACCTAATTGAAACATTAAAAAATGGAGAAGACGATGGAAGTATTCTTTGAAAAAAGTGAGTATGACATCCCTAAAATAGAAGAAGAGATAGTTTTGGTTCTGGCCAAGTTTGAGGATTTTGAACTAACAAACCCAGAGGTAAGGCGCTCAATAGCCCGAGCGTTGCACTTAAAACTATCTAATAAGGAATACATAAATAGAGAGGTGGTGTATGAAAAAAAATAAACTTATAGATTGTGGTGAGTGCGGTAGTGAGCTGGTCCTTGAATGCGACGAGCATTACGATAACGAAGAGCGCCGAACTGCAAGGCACTGGTATTTTGTCTGTAAAAAATGCAAACGGACATACGACGAAGGTGATGCCTATGAGAGAACCGAAAGCATAATGATATAGAGAGACAAATTGAAAGTAGAAATAGATACAGATATACTCGTAGAAGAAATAGAAAAAGAAATTAGTATTTTGCGAAAAGAAAACAAAGATTTAGGTAGAAAAAACCTGAATGAGGCCTATGCCAGGAACACAATGTGCCTAGTTGGGATGTATAGAGTTTTGGATATTATTACGGACCTAAAACATAAAGCAATTTGTAGCAACATAGATAATTACGTTGAAAAACAAACAAAAGATGTTTTAGATTCTGAAGCCGTATGACAAGCAAAGAGGAGTCTATGATTAATGTTAAAGAAGTATATGACCAATATATACTGGACAAGAGAGACAAAAACTTCGCAAACAGATATGAGGGGAAAGAATCGTGGTTTCATGGTTCTGGGACTGGTTTGTGTATGCGTAAGCACTACTTTCAGTCTGTTAAACAAGTTCCACCGACAGAAAAAGATAGCAATACAATGCGCCTTTTTAGATTGGGCGACCTTGTGCATGAGGATATACAAACAGCCGTTCAACTAGACGCCGACAAGAACGGATATGAAGTATATATTGAGGAGGAGGTACTTATTCCACGTCTCAATGTTAGAAGTTTTGTTGACCTCATGGTTGTAAAAGACGGTATTATATATGATATAAAAACATGTAATGATTATAAGTGGAAGAGCATGTTCGGTAAATATGGAGATGGAAAGCCGTCCAATAACTATGCACTTCAGCTTGGGGTTTATGGCTTATATTATAAAGAACGCGGTAACGACGTCAACGGGCTCGTACTTGCTTTCTACAATAAAAATAATTCACAAATGAGGGAACTGGAAGTTGATTTAAGCGTTATGCAAAGAGCAGAAGACTATTGGAACAAAGTAAACGAGCTTATTAAAGATGGTGCACCGCCAATAATATACGGAACATCACCAGTTGAAAAATGGGAGTGTAATAAAAAATATTGTTCGTTTTATGATGTCTGTGGCGGTGGCCTAAAAGCGTTAGAAGCAACAAAATGGGAGATAAACAAATGAACAACGACAATGAAATGGTTGATTGGGATAAGGTAAACAGAGGTAAGGTGCGCTATGGCTTTGCTCTAGAACTGTATAAAAAAGGTGGCAAACTAACAAAAACAAAAACCGGTGAAATAGAGGCCTTTGTTGACTATGTAATGCTTGGCGTTGAGGCTATGGATGACGGTCATAAGTCTGGTAAAGAAAGGTTAATGTCCGTAGAAGAGTGCAAAGAGATATTAAACAACGAACACGCCACACCTGATGATTATGTTCGCGCAACAATACATTTAGAATGCCAGGGACTTACAAATGAAGAGATAAAGAAAGTGATGGACGCACACACTAAAGGTAAAATAAACATGTCAAACATTGACGATTGTGTAGACCGCATAGTTGAAATGAAATCTAACCAATAATGTCCTCATACTACTCACCAGAAACGACAACCAGAAAAAGCATAGTTAAAAAAGGTGAATATAAAGCAAAAATAATTGGGTTAGATGTACGAAATGATATTCCGTTTGGTAGAATGATAGCAGATGTGTATAAACCATTATACGTAATAGATGGGGGTGACTTTGACGGTACAGAAATTAAAGACAACGGATTGTTTAGATATAAGGAGGTGAATGGGTACGAATTTGTACCTAAAAGAAATTGGGGCTATTATAAGTTTTGTAAAATACTAGGACTCATCCGAGATGAGTCAAATGGAAACAAATCAGAATTGCCAGAGCTAAGACTTGTAGACGTGAACGGATTTGACGCTAAAATAAAGGTTGCTCATAAAAGCTTTGTTAATAATAAGGGTATGAATATAAATTATGCAGTAGCCAGACTCATAGAAGTTGAAAAAGAAGTACCGTTTTAGGAGGGATGTTGGAAAATAATAAGGTTATAGGAACAGCGCTTATAAAGTTTACTGAAAACGAACTAGACCTTATAATTTTATGCCTTCTAAACACTCGCAGAACCAGAATTCCTACAAAAAACAATGAATGGCGAAAGCCCATTAAAAAACTGTCCGAAGACCTAATGGACATCAGGCAACAGCTAGAGGATAAAAAGAACACTGAAGCTTGATATCTCAATAGAGCTGACCCGAGAGCAAATCAAGTCAATCACCAACCAGGTGAGGGTTTCGGGTGGCGCTGACAGTAGATTTGATATTAATCTACTCGAAGGCAAAGTGTCTGAAAATGAATTATTCGATATATTAAAAACTGTTGAAGTAAAAAAGGATTATAAAGCACATAGGACGGGTAACATAGCAGTAGAATTTGAAAGCCGAGGAAAACCTTCAGGCATAGCTACGACGGAAGCGGAATGGTGGGCTTTTATACTGGTAAACAAAGATTTTGAAGATGAAATCATTATAATGTTCAAAACCGAAACCCTAGCTGACGCTTGCCGTAAATACATTAACACAGATAGGGATATATATGGTGGGGACGACGATACTAGTAGAATGATATTATTACCGCTTAAAGATACAACATTACAATTGGGGGCCAAATGAGAGAATCTCTTCGTAGTAGAGTAAAAAAGTTAGAAAGGGTATGGGAGCTTATGGCCTTTGAAATGGAAAAGATAAGCAAAACGCAACATGCTCTTCGTCAATATTTTGAAAACTATATAATGATGAAGAAGGATTTGAAAAAGTTTGCTAAATATTTAGAAAAGAGAGTGAAAGAATATGAAAAAGAGCAATCAGAGGCGGGGGAAGCGCAATCGCCAGAGGGGGGCGGAACTCCAGCGTCAAGCGGTTCGGATAGCGAAGCAGTATAAGCTAAAAGCATTTAATCGCGATAGGGGCGGTGCTCAACATGAACAAGGAGATGTTGAAATTGAAGGAAAGTTTTATGGTTGTAAACGGCGTAAAAAAATAGCGGTTTGGATGAAACCTGAAAAAGAAGAATTTGGCGTAGTGATAAGGCAGGACCGTGAGGAGCCATACATAGTAATACCATACGAGCAATACTGCCTTTTGCTTTCTATGGCAAAAAAAACATTATGATGAGTCCCGTTTTTGTTAACGTGGTTAATACCGTTAATAAGGTTTGACATGTTGAATACATTGGGTTGGCACTCATCATATACTTTAACCGGGGGTCGAAGTCAATCATGTGGTACTCCTTACCATGTTTCTCTCCTCTATGGCTAACTGGCCCCCGGATAACTTAACATAACCAAAGGAGCACATCATGGCTTACAAGCATGAAGAAAATACAGCCACCGTTTTTACCAATGGAGATAAAACCGGTGACAAACAACCAGATATGACCGGCAAAGGTAATATTGGTGGTGAGCTGTATGAATTTGCGGCCTGGAGACGGAATACGAAAAAAGGTGATGACTATTTTTTCCTGAAATTCCAGTTGCCCAATGAGAAATATGCCAAAAAAGACAATTCTGACGTAGGCTTTTAGGCAAACCTCAAACCAGCACGGTAGGCGCCCCTCTGTGGGCGCTTATCTTTTAGACGGTAGTTGTATCGAATAATTAATAAAACGTCCTTAAACGGCAAATTAGAGCATGTTTTTAGACGGTAACAATGTCAAAATGAAGAAAAGAAAGGAAATGTGGAAAAAGTGCCCTAAAATCAATAAGGGTTGTGATTTTTGCGGAAAATCAAAGTGGAATCCGCGTATTGGAAAGTATGATGATGATGAGAAATTGTTTTGTGGATTGGTAACTGGTTACGATGCCAGGGTTGAATCATTACCAGACTGTTGGAAAGAAATGACTAAATCAAAAAAAACAAAATATCAAAAAATAAAAAAGGAAGAGTACAGTATATTAAAAGTAAATAAGATATTATAAGACTTCCAGTAGAATGCCTAACGGCAAAGGGGGTGGGTTGTAAGATTCACCCTCTTTTTTTTTAAGGGTATTAAGGATTTTGTCTTTTTTCTGCTTTGCGTTTAGCTTTTTCCCACATTGCTTTCCAACTAATATCATTATAGCTAAAAGGCTTATCCGGGTTGGCTCTATTCCAAGCGGAGAACAATTGTAGTGCTTTATCCATATCATTATCTAAAAAAGCATCTAACATATCAGATTTAATAATTCCCCTGCGATATTTGTCATATGTTTCTTCTTGGCCCGGAGTCCACAATCTTCTAGCTGCTTGCCTTGCTACGGTACCAAATGCAGGTGCTAATGCTCTAGGCATTCGAGCGATAGAATTTTTAAACCCATAATCTCCATAATCTGAAAGGAATCTTGTGGCTGTCTCTACGCCAATCATCATATCCTGTACTACGGCGGGTTTTAAAAGAAATTCTCCAGCCCGTATCATCTTCTGTTCACCGTCGTACATTGCCTGCGCTACGTCCCCAACAAAACCAAAAGCTCCGATTGCGGAAAATGAATCTGCCAAGTCCCCCATACTAATATGCTTTGTAGCAGAATTGATAAAATTATTAACAGACATTCCTTTTTCTTCCATATCTGTCATTATCTTTTCAAAATCGTCTATTTGTTCCGTGACAGAATAACTCTCATCATAGATGGGTTGACCTGCGAGAACATCTCTATACATTCTTTTAGCGGTATTTAACAGGGGGCCATATATCATCCCCCCAGCCATCATTCTTAAAACGTAAAGGGCATTGCCAGCTTTAATTTCCTGCATCGTATTTTTATATATCCATTCAAACTGCCTATATCCAAACCTTTTAAATAATATAAACGGCCTAAATCGTGGGTCGTTAAAATAAACAGGCTCCCTAAGAATATTTCTCTGTAACTGCGAATCAATAGCGAATCTATAAATCGCTTCTCTTTGCTTTTTTTCACTTGCAAGTTCTTTATCTAACTCTCTATTGGCTCGTTTAAAAAATTCTTTTTCTGTTATTTTGCCATTTGTCAAGTCACGCTTATGTTTCTCATAGTTTTCAATTAAACCCATTTGATTAAGGTTTTCAACAGAACGTAACTTATTAGCTATCCCGGGAATAAAATCCATATTACCACCAGCTCCCTGACCTTTTGCCCATTTACGCCAAACCTGCATTGCTTCATATCCAGATACAGCTGATATGATTTGGTTGTTTCGGTTAACAGATTGGAAGGTAACAATGGGCTTTCCTCGTATGCGCTTTGTTAAATATTGCCATGGTTTTTTTTGAACAGCTTTTAATGTGGGCCCCTCAAATGATACGTAAGGTATAGTTAACCCAAAATAACGGGTCATCCATTCAGCAAATCTCCCTAACTTAGTTAAGGAGCTTGGCTGATATCCAGATATTAATTGATGCACAGATAAGCTAGTTGCCAGGGCTCCAGATTCTTTAATGAATTTTCTATATTCAGGGTTAGTTGCATATTTAAAAAGTCCATATACTGTTCTTGGGATACCAGCTTTTAACATACTGGAAATAAATGGTTGTCCTAAATTCGGAAGTGTAGCGAATCCAGCACCAATTTTAGTTCCTATTCCAAAGTTAACAAATGAGTTCCAAAAATTCTTTGTAGACGGACGATAGTTTCTAGCTGGGTTTGTTTCTGATAAATTAGTAAATGAGTCGAATGTATCCCTCAACACTCTAGCTTCTTTGGAGAACCCACTTGCCTGTAGCATATTTATGTTTCCAAACACTTTCTCTCCCTCCACCCCAAAAGCCTTGACATATTCCACGCGCTTCGCCCATCTCTGCACATAGTCAGGAATAACTATTCTTGCATCTCTCTCCAGCAACGCCTTGGGCAAATCCAGTTCACGCCCCTTTTCCAAATGTTTATTAATAGTATATCTCTCTGAATTAATACCTTTTCTTAAACTCTCAAACGCTAAAGAATAACTACCAAGCTGGCCTCTAAGATGTTCTATTGCTTGTTTTGTTTCAATACTAATATCTTTAGATAGCTCACCTGACTTTACCATCCTTTCAATTAAAACATCTATTCCGGCCTCAGAAGAAAGCTTATCTTTTGACAGTACTCTTTCAAGGTTTATCATTGTATCTACATCTTTTTGTAGATTTTTCAATACACCCTCTTTTATAACATGAGGAAAATAGTTATCTATCTTTTCGCGTATAGGCATTCCAGAGTCTTTAGCAACGGCATACATAATACTAAAAAGCTTTTTAACTTGGTTTGTATATGGTAATACTGGAACAGGTCGCTCTAAGTCTTTAGCCAACTCTAAAGATTGGGTTTCTGTCAGGTCAAAAAACGTTTTCTTTCTACCCGGTCTTGTTCGTCCACCAATTTCAATGCCCTCTAGTGCAGTCAGGTATTTCCCAGTTAGAGCGCCTATACCTGCGTCCGTGTTAATTAGCAGCCTGGCCATTTTGCGTCCAATTGGATGCCTCTGTAATTGAAATTGGGCACTCTCCCCAACAGCGCTAATTCTTTGCAGGGCGTTATAGGTTTTAGGGTGATTTGTTTTTAAAGCGCTTTCGTGATAATAAATTTCATTACCACCCATCTTTACAATTTTATTTTTGACCTCATCTGCCTTTCTTCTAACCGTTAAATCATTATACAACTGATGATGCATTTGAGTATCAAATTCTTTTTTACTCATTCCGCTTTTTAGTCTTTTCCCTTCGTATTCAGCTTTAGAGCCTTCGGTGTTAAGAAGTTTGTCAACCATATTCTTAAGTTTTTCATCAGAAATTTTGAGCCCCTTTTTAAGTCCGAAAATTTTTCCCCTAAAAAAGTTTTGTATATCCCTGGGGGTTTCTTTTTTCCCGTATGCAAGCGGCTTACCCGCAATTGTCAACCGTTTAAATGGCTTAGAAATTTTTTCGCCAAGTTCATTTTTCCTGCCGACAAAAAAATCAGTCCTACCCTCTGAAAAGACCTCACCAGTTTTAACGTCTTTAAGACTTAAAACATTAATTTTATCACTATTTGTAAAGTCTTTAGTAATAATCACTTCACGTTCACCGTTAGACCAAATATCTTTACCAATATCTTCTTTGACCCTCGCCTCTGCTTCTTTTTGCAACTCTCCAGGGGTAAGCTCTCTTTTTTTAACCTCGCCTTTGACATATTTTTTTACTGAGTTCCATGGTCTATTAACTAGATTTTTTCTAAGAGCACCTGATGCTCCCAATCCCATTATAACCCCTGCGGCATGACCGTAATCTTTAAAAGTCGGCATCCTTGGGCCACCCTCACCCCTAACAATAGAGCCCTCTAACAAGGGAGAAACCGTACCAAAGACAGCGGTTTCGGCTGGTATTCTGGCTAAAGTTTGTGGGGAGATTAATTTGCCTTTGGGTGATATACCTGATGTCATAATCCTACCACCAACACCACCACTTAATCTTCCTAATATCGCACCTTTTACACCGGCCTCGAGACTTCCCATCCAATCAATATCTTCTTCTGTTAACCTAGATATTTCCGCATTTTGAAGAAATGAATAAAACCCTAAAGCCCCAGCTTGTTTAGACCCAACAAATTTTCGCACTGCTTTTTTATCAAAGGCAACCGTTTTAGCAAACTTCTTTGCTCCTTTAACAGCCGCCAATTCTGCTAATTCTTTTTTCATTCCTGATTTAATCAATGCGGTTGCGGCTTGTTTTGTTGAAGCCTTTAAGGTTAATCCTCCTATACCCCCACCAAGGGCTAAAGCTGCCGCGTCAGCTGGCTGACCAAAGGAAATTATAGTAGCTCCAATATCCTCTAAAAAATTAGGGTCATAACTTTCATCAACATCAAAAGCTTTTTGACCCGTTTTTATTTGGCGATATAAGCCCTCTAAACTATTGTTATAACCGTATTTAACCCAGTCGGGTAACCACGATTCAGGAACTGGGGTAAGCCATCCTCTATATTTAGTCTCTCCTGCTGGTGTTATTTCAGAGTTTTGTTCCAATAACTCATCTATCCAACTGGTGTATGGGTCTGTTGATTGTTGCGGGTTTTGGGGCATTATTTATTTTCTATTTATAGGTCCATTATAATGTTTATTATAACGACCAATGCCACCATTCATCACCAGGCCTCGATTGTATAAAACCTGCCTTTTTTAATTCTTCCGCCACTCTAGGGTCTTTCATTTCAGGTATTTGAGCAAGGTCGAAAGCCATGCCTTTTGGGTGATAAGAAATGTCTGGATGTGCAACCAGCCCCTCTTTTGGGGTACCAAAGGATTTTTCATATTGCTCTTGTTGTACCGACTTATGCCTAAAACTGTCTTGAATTTGCAAATCTATACCTAATTTTTTTAATTTATTTCTAACTGTTATAAAAGGTTTTACCATGGCCCTATCCATTCTAATTCTGTGTCCAGAATAGTTTTTTAAACCCGTGTCAACTATTTCACCAGTTGGCTTAATATCTTTTGTTTTAGGTTTTACAACAGAGCCACTGTCTTTTACCTCCTCAGCTAATTTTATGTCTTTTTTTTTTCGTTATCTCCCCAGGTCGGTTTTTTAATAAAATCATACCTGGTCTGAACTTCATCCAATTCACCGGCGGCCTTGTTTCTTCTTCTCAAATAAAGTTCTCTTTGTTTTTCTGCCGCCTTTAACGTCTTACCAGAAAGCTTACCTATTGCATTATCAATTGATTTAATTTGATTATCAGCGTCAGTGATATTTTTTTTATAGTTTTTTATTTTTCCTCTTAATTCCGCCATTTCTTTTTGTAGAAATTGTTTTCCTTTTTCACCTTGGTATATATCTGGGGCACCGGGTTTTAAGTGAAAACCTCCATGAACAATTTTTTGTGTCTTTTCTCCGTCAGCCCCTTCTACAAAAATCGTGCTTTGAACCGGTTCCCACATACTTGCTGCCTCCGTCTTTGGTTTTGACTTGGGGGTGGGAGCAGGAGTAGGGACAGGGGTAGGGACAAGGGTAGGGTCAGGGTTTTTATAAACATTGTAAAAGGCATCCATATCATCTTCAGGAGCCGCTAGAAAGCTTGACATTAAATCAGGGTCATCAGTCAATGCCTTTAATGATTCTGGAGAATAATTAAACTCTGGCATTGTTATTGGTGCACCTTTTTTAATTAATGGGTCTAACTGGGCTTGTAGAAATGGAACATTCTTTAAAGCCTCTTGATAAGGCAATGATTTTTTATACTCCCTTTTTTGCTCCTCAGAAAGTCCGGGTAGGCTCATCTGCGCTAGAGCAGCTCTTGAGTCATTTAAGAATTTAGAATACGTTTTATAATCTGTCTGCTCTTTAAGGGTCAGTTTATTTATATCGAAAGGTTTTTGTTTACCATATTCAGACTCCAACCTTTTCGCCTGAGAAAGTGCCTGTTTTTTCCTTCTTGGGTCTTCTAAGTAATCTACGGAGAATCTAATCTTATTAGGATTATCCTCATCCATAATATTGTCAAATATCCCTCTCTGGTTTACTTCATTCTCTTCAACAATACCATAATTATCAATAAACTTATCTAAGTTTTGGCTCTCTATAAAATCTTGAGGGAGAGTGTCTAACTGTTTCCTTAGAAAGTTTGCCTGCTGACCAAACGGCATTTCTTGAGCAAAGTTTTGCATTTGAGTCCAAGCTATTACATTTTGATTGTGTTCTTTTTGGGCAACAGAGTCCGCATATTTCTGTTTAGATAAATCTAAATATTCCTGTCTAATTCTAGCGTTATCTCTAGCTTCAACAAGAGCAGGAAGATTCTCCATAAACCGAGCCCACAGTTGATATTCATTAGCCATTATTTCTTATCCTTTGTCATAGTTTTATGGTTTGTCGCTTTTTCCGATATAGCTTAATAAATTTTTATTACCATATGGGAAAGTCCTATTAAGCAATTGTTTCCTTTTTTCACATCCACAACCCTTTTTCGGACGGATTTTTCCAAAAGTTACCCTCTTAATAGCGGCTTCTACAGTGTCTCCTAGCCCCTTATTCATTATCCACCTTCACAGTCCATTATGTTGCTCACGCACTCGCCATTACTACACTCTATAAGGCCTAAGCTGGCACAAGTTGTTCCAGCATTTCTCTGTTCCTGAGTTAAAATAGTGGATTGGCTACCTACATCACGGGCACCGCTGCCAAATTCAAACTCCCCTTTAGATTCAATGTCTCTAATGGCGCCCAACAGGTTAGCTTGGTAACCCTCTACAACGCCGCGTCTACCGCGTTGAGTCTCTTGTCCTACACCAGTTCTGGCTTGTTGAGCTCCGAAAGCTCCAACGCCTCCACCCGCAAATCCGGCCTGAGCCCGTTGTTGCCTCATTTGAGCTCCCAGTTGTCCCATTTGCTGCTGTCCAGCGGTGGTAATATCACCTATTTGTTGTGCGTAGCCATGTTGAAACTGTGGTAAATCCTCCATGTACTCTTTCAATTGCGGGTCATCTGCAATACCTTCAAAGCCCATTTGTTCTAAAGCCACTAATGGGTCAGTAGCTGTAGCGTAACCGCCAGCCTGCATTCTGCGCGGCATCATATAATTAATGAGACCGCCTCCTTTTAGCCTGTTCGCTCTACCCATTTGACCTTGGAGGTACTCATCAGGTGTAGGGCGACTACCCCACCAGTCTTTAAGATTTTGACCACGAGCTTGCATTGCTTTATTATACTGCTGCATATATGGACTAGGTTTAAATAAATTTTTAAAACCCTCTGCCCTTTCTTGCGCAGCTGCATTGTACTGCTTCATATATGGACTAGGTTCTTTTAAAGAACCAAATAATTTACCGAAAAATGATTCTTTTCCCGCTCCTGGGGGTGCTCCCCCTGCTCCTGCTCCTGCTCCTGCTCCTGCTCCTGGTGCCTTATCGAAAAATTGGACACCCAATTCTTGACCAAAATCTTTTACACCCTCACCAAAACCAAATAGCTCTCCAGTCGTTTGTCCTTCTCTAAAAGCCTGTTCAACTTTTCCGAATCCCTTATCAATACCTTTACCAATTTTACCATAAGCTTCACCCATAAGCGCAGATTGCAAACCTGATACTAATGCTCTTTCACCCATTCCAGCCTTATAATCGTCTTGCGCTTCTCTTAAATCACCCCTTTTCTCTTTTGCATATTTTCCCTCACCAATTTTTGTAGTTTTGTATTGTTTTTCTCCTAAATACCTACCCAATCCACCGCCTATACCAGCTCCAAGAGCCGTCCCCCCTGGCCCTAATACAGAACCAGCTATAGAGCCAACAGTACCCAGTATAGAACCCCACATACCTGACCTTTGTTGCTCTTTCGCAATCTTTTCTTGCTGTTCTTTTAACTTACGCATCTCACCTTGATACTCGCGCCCACGTCTGGAGCTAGCAATTAAACCACCTAGCTGATAATTCCTAGGTGGATAAACCATTCCACCACCATATAATTCCATTAAACTTTTAGCCATAATAAATCCTTAATTATCCTAATAAATATCCCGTAAACCATGTATATAACTCTGTACCATCCCCCGCCACATCGGTTTGAGCGGTTCCCCCCGATTGCAGAAGTTGTACTTTAGCAGTGTCTGACACATCCATATCAGCTACACACGTTATTTGAAACAAGTGAGAAGGAACACCAGCTGCGGTATCAGACGCTAAATTTGGGTCTAGAACAGAATGATAGTTCCTATTTGATGTTACCAACTTTAAAGCATAATATGTAGCCGCTGTGTCTATTGTGCTTATACCTACGCTTGTATGTAAAAAATACCTGCCGGTTACTGGAGCAGTAAATGTGTCTGATGCAAAATTATCACCAACATCAAAAACCTCACTATCAAAAGAAACATCAGCATATGCACCCGTAGACCAATTCGTATCCGCAGCACTGTTAAAAGCTAAAAAAGATGGTTGATTTTTTTCTTCTCTATGCCCACGAATATTCAATACGTTTTTAACCTCTAAATCCTTATCAACATATTGATTACCATCTTTTGAAAGATGAGTTTTCCATAAAATCCCCTTATTCTTCTTATATAGAGCAAGTTGCTTATTCCCTTCTTGTGCAAACACCTGTTCCCCATCGCGCATATTCCTAACGGCTGGGGAATGGCTTAACGTAGACTTTGTATCTCCAGACGGTAGAGAACCTTCTTTTGCGTTTTGCAGTCTACGTATATCTCTGGTTAATGGCATTATGACACCCTCTTATATAATGGCCTGTATTCAATAGACATATCGTTTATATCAAAAGTACCAGAGGTTTGTTCTGGTTTAAATCTAAACTGTATACTCTGACATGATTGTACACTATCAGCTGTAAATGTAGCTACATCCCATGCGGTAACAGCGTCTAAATCTCCAGAATCAGTACCCGCAGGCGAAACATTTGAGCCCGTGGAAAAATCACTCCAGCTATTTTTTCCATCTAGAGAAAACTCTAATGGCGTTAGTTGGTCATTGCTAGACTTGTAAGTAGCATATACTTTATATACTTTTTTTACACGAGATGGGTCACCAAAATCTATATCTCTTGTAGTTATATTAATTTTTGCCTGGTTTGCTGGTTCGTTGCTCCAGTATCTTGTTTCTACCGTTCCACTATTATCATAACCAAAGAAAAGATTACCCTGCCAGTCTGTAATAAAGTTTGTGTATTCTTTCTGGTCTGTGAATGCATTGTCAGCAAATATCCATGAACCCGTTTTAAAATCATATATATAAGCATCACCACTACTAACGCTACCATTAGCAGCAACCCCTCCATAATCGCTTCCAGTATGATTAGTACCGCCACAGTCTTTCATTACTATTAACTGTTTTCTGCGTTTCTCGTATCCAACTATACTATACCCAACAAGGTTAAGCGTGTATATAAAGTCACTCCAAGACGGGGGAAACATCCCGTTAGCACTACTTGTTTCGGCTATCTTATTGTCTATTAAATTCTTTATCCTGCCACCATCATATATATAGCACCCATTTTCATTTACCCAGCATATACCATAATCTGTACGAACCACAGCTGATGGATGCTGGACTCCATTGTGCTTTATGTTCTCTTCTAAAAACCAACCAGTATCCGACGGGGAAGATATATTAATAATTTGAACCGACTTTTGTTTAAAAGCAAGTAACCTATCAGCGTATTCCTCTAACTTAACATAGTTCTCAGCATCACCCTTTACAACGTCAATAAAATTAGTAGATGGAAAGGTGTCAAACCTGTTTGGCATGCTATACATAAGCCTGTCGCCATAAACCGTCGCTTGTCCCGTATCGGGATTTGTACCTTTTATATTAGCTACAAAAGTTCTCCTATTAGCTACCACAGCTGTTTTCCATGCATTGTTTGTTTCTCCTAAAGATATTGAATCAATAGAAGATGAAAAACCATTTATCGTTTCATAAGTATCTAAATTTGGATGCAAAGAATCAACTACCTCTGTATACAATTCTGTTTCACCGCTACCAACACCATCATCAAGAGGGTTCCAACCAGTATCCCTACCAACATCGCTCTCCGCTCTTTGTACATAATCTGCATCTAAAGAGCCCCTGGCTCCCTTTTGCAGGCTAATATCCAGAAGAAGCGTCCAAGGTTCATCATCACTACCGCTTTTCCTGAAATATATTCTTCCACCGCTAATTCGCTCATCATAGCTTTTTGTGGCACGTACTCTTAACGTCAGTCTATTACCTGCAGTTACTTCGAACGTATGACTTGATGTTGGTACATATAATAACGATTCCTGATTGTCATCATATATAAAACTTGTCGCTATTTGATAAACATCTGCAATCCAAGTACTGGCAGCATCTGCTGTTTCTATAAAACTCAAATTAAAGCCTGCTCCAGCTGTAGGGTATAACCCTGAACTTCCAGCTCCAGCCGTAGTGTCAACAGCCGCTACCGTTGGTGCAGCTAAAGTATTTAGATTTTCATAAAAGTTATGAAACGTATCCTGTAATAAGGCATTGTTTGATGTCACGTTTGCAAAATGAATTCTCTCTACATAACCATACCATTTAATTACTGATGAATTATCAAAATCAGTATCACACGCTCGTATAGCGTTGTCAACAAAATAATACGATATCCGCGCGTCATTATCACCAGTTAATACTGAGCCATCATTTCTCAAGTTTATTTCAGAACCGTTCCACGAAGAAGCACCACCAGTCCTATCCCAAATATCAACCGTCCCA